TGATTTCCTTGTACTTGTTGACATAGAAAGAATGGCGTTCTTTCAATTGGTCTATGTTGATGGTATGGTGATTGGTAGCACGCTCCCCTGAAGTGTTATAGGCAGCATCAGCAACCAAAATCTCAGCGGTCTTGTAAGCCAATGGCAGGGCGAGGTTCTCCGCATGGGAGCAAATCCAACTCATGTGGTCGCAGGCGATGTCATAGACTACTGATAGGCCAGCAGAGTGGTTTAACCCTGTTACATTATCATCATAAAATGCACCATTAACCTCGGCTCCAAAGGCTGATAAATAACTGTTATTGCAGCTAATCTTACCGCAGCAAAGACCCGATTTTATTGGGGTGGTATATGCTCCAATGCCTGTGCTATCATAACCAATAAATAGGTTCAATGGCTGCTTATCGGAGTAGTATGTCTTATGTAGATAACCGCGAGAAATAACTCCAGCGGTTGTGTTGATGTCAATGGAATCTAAAAGCAAATTTTGTCTCAAGTCCCAAACTTCGACCGTAACCGTGGTGGTTTGGTCAACAAGAAGGCTGATTTCACCGATGCTGACTTTGTAGAATGTATCGGATTGGTTGAAGCTCATCTCTATTCCGCGATAGTTGCCGTTACCAGCTACTACGGATTGAGTGCCATTGTAAATACCTAAACGGTGCGAATCAACCAAGCTCGCAGCGTTATAATGTCCTTGGAAATAGTTGTAAATGCTTTGAGACATCTCACGCACGGCATGATCTACCCTTGCGTTGAAATACTCTTCAGCCGTGCTGTATTGGCTTGTAATGAAGCTCTCGATGTCATTCAGGCTCACGCCGACATCATCGATGTAAATCGAGCTTTTGGGAGCAGGGGCGTTACATAGGTCCCTGACTTGAATAAGGTCTTTGAAACACTCCATGCAGATATGATTAAAGGGAGGAGCCTTTACAGCCCCTCCCAATTAATGAATGAAACAGGATTATGCGTTGTTAACTTCGAGCAAGTTCACGAAGTTCACACCAGCTGAAGGACCTGAGCAGATCAAGTCAGTTGGCAATGAAACCAACTTGGTAGAAGTCTGCATGGTCATGCTGATTTGACCGCAGTTGTTTGATACGATCAAGTCAACTGGGATGCCGTAACGAGGAGTGGTCAATGGGATGATTTCGAAGTTGCTGGAAGCACCAGAAGCAAGAGGGCTGAAAGAAGCTTCAGTTCCAACGGTGTAAACAAGCAATTGCATAGCTCCAAGTTGTGTCATCAAAGACAAGTTGTTGGAAGCGTAAGCATCAACGATGTAAGGATCCCAAGCAACTACTTTGCCGTAGCGGCCCATGATGCCCATAAGGTCCATACCATCAGTTCCGCAGCAACCTACGTTCAACAAGTCAGTTGAAAGGTAAAGTTCAGAACCACCGAAGATTCCGATAGGAGCGCAGTAACCAGTTTGCTTAGCAGCAAGGTCGATTTCAGGCAAGAAGTAAGGGTTCAAAGCAGTGCCATTCTTGGTAGCAACTTGCTTAACAGCACCAGTTACATTGGATACATCAGAAGCCCAACCGCCTACCAAAGCAACTGATTCTTCAGCAGTTTTTTGAGCGATTTTCTGTTCGATGGCACCAGCCATAGCATTCAGGCGAGCAGCGATGAAGTCTTGGTTAGAACGGCAGATAGTAGCAAGGTCATAAACGGAATAAGATTCACCGTATTTAACCTTCTGGCAGATATCCATTGAGTATTCAGCGGAATTGTCACCACCTTGGTTGGTAGCAGCGCAGTCCAAGTTGCACTCAGTTACTTCTTCTACATTGGCAACTGGGATGCCAGAGTCGTAGCGAAGGATTACTGTGCGAGTTTTGGCACCACCTGGGTTAACAACCTGGTTGATACCTGATACGTTTTCGGGAGAGGTCAACATACCCAAGAAAGCTGAATCGCGGCCAAGGGTAGCAACATTACAAGTAGTAAAATAAGAATTTAGCTCAAGCTGCACATCGGGGCAAGCGAGCAGAGTTGATGAACATGACATGGTTTAGTATGGATTATTGAGTTAGAATAAGTTGATTTTGCCCTGTTATTGCAGTGGCTTGCAACAAATCCACACTATTGCAGTGGCACGCACCGATGCAAATATAATAAAAAAGGCCGTGATTTCTCACAGCCTCCCTATCATTAATTAAAGCACAATTACTTTGATGCCCTTGGATGGATGCGTTTTCCTGCTGCCATTGCTGGAGCTTGTTGGTTAGGCATGGGTCTAGGGTTGCGGTTGCCAAGTCCAAAGCCTTGGTTCATGGCAGGTACCTGTGGAGCAGGTTTGCCAGCGTGTGGGTTGGTTTCTCCAAGTCCAAGCTCGTTGACTATCTCCTGCATAGCTTCTTCGGCTGGCATGAAGTCACCAGCTTTAACCTTTGATTTGATACGCTCACCACTAGCGTTCATGATGACTAGTGAACCTGTGTCATCCATATCGAATTTAAGGCGGTTCTTAAGGATTGACTCGAATCCTGCACGCTCTGCCTCATTAATCTTGGCGCGAAGTTTTAGGGATTCCTTTGCTTTGGAGACCTTATAATCAATCTCCTTCTGCTTCATTGCTGAGGAAATGTCGGACTTGTATTTTTCAAACTCTTCGCCAGTGCTCTTCCAAGCTGCTTTGATGTCGTTTTTTTCTTTCTCAATTTTTTGGATGCGCGTTTCGTATTCGCGTAACCGTTCATCTGATCCAAGTGCGGAGGATTTTTTGACATCTTCAATTTGGTTTATATAGGTACCCTTTAGCTTATTCATACCGAGTTGGAAGAGTTCCTCATTTTTCTTGATGGTCTTGGTTTCCTCTTCAGTTATTTCAATACCTTCCTCTTTGAACATCTGCCTGATCTTGGTCATTTGGCTTCCCATCACCTTGCCAGTGATGGCTGATGTTAAATCGGGGTCTTTAACCACGTTTTCTTTAAGTACGAACTTGTTTTGGAATTGTTCTTTAAATTGGTCGAAGTTCTCTGCTTCGATTCCTGCGAACTCATTCAGCTGCTTCAGGTCTATCATTTGTAGATTGTTTTGGTTTCCGACTTTTTTTCTTTGGTTCTTCGGCTGTCGGTTGCTCCGATGTTAGGGTATCTACAGTTGGCTCACTTGGAGCTGTCTGATTGGTTTCAATTATTGGAATAGATGGTGGCGTTTCAATAATCACCCAACCACCCGAAGCCATTCGAGCAAGGTTGTTGTAGATAGATGGAGGAAGCATGGCCACACGACCTGTTTTCATGCTCATTGCTTTCTTTAGATGGTCCATAAAGGGGTGATTTTTATGCAAATATAATCATCAAAGATACTATTTTATGATTATAATTGTAATATGAAAGACATGAAAGATAATTTAACAGGCTGCTTTTGGCCGATAGCTATTTCAGTTTGCATCATCATTTGGTGGTGGATATTAACATGATAGCATCATATCTGCTATTTATGTTGTGTTTGGGATTGCTATGCTTTGACCAAATCAGCACTAGAAAAAAAAAGTAATATATTTGTTCCGTTTGGTTCGTTGTTTGGAGCTGCCCCGTAAGGCAGCTTTTATAATCCAAGCAAATCAGCCTCGGCTTGAGTGGGTTCAAAACCCCACTTTTGAATCGCCTCCCTAACTACTTTTTCAGGAACTCTCCGAATCGATACAGGTATTATTGAATGGCGGCAGTTGTATCCACCAGCATAGGAGTAAATGGTAGATGAGTTAGTGCCTGGAATCCTTCCTGCCCAATCTCCAGCCGTTGATGGCCATTGCTCAATCTCCCTATAGTAAAAATATTGGTTATGTCTAGCTGAACAAAACGGCCTTGTGGTTTCTATCTCACTGCCCGAATAAAAAAACCATTCCGCTTCCAATTCCTCACTGACCGCACTGGTGTAGTTCCTGTCAGCGATGGCAAAGGTATCATGGGCAATCTGCTTGTTATACTGCAAAAGCTTCCCATCGACTTCCTCATCACCGGTCACAATGGTCTGAAGCTGCCTGACCGTTTCGGTGAATCCTGCATTAGAACTGATGGCTGTTTCTATATTCTCGCGAACCACATCAGCAAAGCGTTGATTTCCGATAGCATTGACAAGCAAGTCAACCGCATTTCGCTGAGTAGTCCTAAGCAGTTGTTGGCTTACAGGTCTTGGAGTGAAATCATCAAAGGTCTTAGCGAATAAATCATTGCTGACCTTAGCCTGTTCACCCATCTGCTTGGCATACTCACTGACTGCTGTGATGTATTCCGAGTCGGAAAGAATCTGCTGAACCAATTGCTTTACATCAGAAGCTAAGGCAAGGTTGGTACTATTCAAAACCAAATTACCTGCCGAGTCAACAGTTAGTTGGCGAAGTATGTCAACAATCTGTGGAAATAACTTTTTTTGCGCTATCTCTACCTGAGTCAAATACTCATCTGGAACGGTTGTGAGCCGCCGCGTTTTTTCAGCTATCAGCTCACTTACTGTTGCCATTATATGCCTGCTACGATGTTGCTAACTAGGGATTGAGCATTGAAAGGAGCAGCAGTGGTCAGCTGGATATTGGCTGCGATGTTCTTGGCACGCTCAACCAATTGAGCCAACTGCGTTTCAAAGTCCTGCTCAAAGAATGCTGGGTTTTCCATCATTAAACTATTTACCAAATTGATGGCTGAATCATGCAGGACTACCTCCCATTTATCTACCAACCCTTTGGCTAGCTTTAGATTAATCTCATCCAAAGTCATGGTCAATAACCTATCGGCTTGGCTGATTAGGTTAAATATCTGCTGGCCTTGTACATCGGGATAGTAAAGAGTCTGCAAGTATTTATAGATGATAGACTGAATAACAAACGGAGGCTGCTTGGCCATGATGGCTTCATTGATTTGAGCCAAGTAATCGCTCTCCAAATAGAAGTCATAGTTCACAGGTCGCTTAATGGTAGGCTGACGATAATTCTCGCCATATCGCATCAATCCAACCATGTTAATGCACCATTCATACATATCGAACAGCTGCATGCAATTCTGTTTGATTCCAGCAATGAGTGCCTTCTGGTCAGATGCCGCCTCGGTAGCAGTGATGCCTTCACCGCCTTGGACCTTGTTATTGGTTTTCTTGAGGTGTAGAATTTCATAGGCTTGGTTCATGTTATAGGCAATCTCTTCACGCAAAAATCTAGGCGTTTCAGTTGATGGTGCTGCGTAGAATATAGCCGAGTCTGGGCTGATGTTATCGCCTTGGGAAGTATTAGTTTGTGGCTTAATAAGCAATGTTCCATAAGGACTTATCCTGTCCTTTAATCCTGAACCGTTACACTCTGGACACATCGATTTGCCACCATCCATTCGGTAATGCCAGCCACCATCACAGGTCACATTCTCGCCATCAATCTTGATTTGGAACTGACAAGGGTCACCAATCATCACACGATAAGGATAGGTGCAGGTCGGTTTGATTCCACGAAGCAAAGCGGCATCTAGCAGAACCTCATCCAATACATCAGTAGCGTATAGAAATGGAGACTGCTGCATCATGGTCTCATCGATTTGGATGCTTATTCCATCCACACGCTTGACCGGAACCATTCCTGTGGCATGGTTGAACCATTCGATTATCTCGAACTGATAGTCAACTTTTTTACCTACTTGAATGGCTTTATAAATCCATTGGTCATCAAAGATGAGGTAAACCATCCCATCCATGACCATCTTATTATTGTATTCAACCTCGCTACGCTCTTCGCTTTCAATAACTGCGAATTCCTCATCATAAGCCAGCACTCGAGTGGTATGGTAGAACTTGGTATAAGGCTCAACCAACTCATCGGGGTTAAGCACTTCTTCGCCTTCAATCTCAACCGTGTCGAGTTCATAAGGCATAACAACAACCACTCCCATTGCATCCATCAGCTTTAATGGAGGCAGGAACACGAACACGAAGTTATCTAGGCTACCGTATTCTGGGAATTCCGAATCAAGGTATTTAGCCAAGGTGGTGTCAGTGTTGACATACTGATCCGCATCAGGCGTGTAAGTGATGCTCCAGTTGTTCTCGTGATAGGCACGGCCATAAGTATCAACCATGTCTTTGAACACTTGAAGCGTAGTTTGCTTGAAGTTTGCCTTCACATATTCATACTCTTTTGGAGTTTGATTGGGGGCATTCTTAGCAAACAGTTCGTAAGGGAAAACCCCTTTTTGAGCATGTATCCTGATTTGGTCGAGCCATTTAGCCGACAAGGTATAACCAGGATAATAATTAGGAAAGTAAGCTCCATTGTCGTCATCCTGCCGAAACAAGGTGATTCCTTTGGACTTCTGTCCTTTGTTGCGTATCGATGTAAGTTGATCGACTAAATAGGATAACTGCTCAGGGGTTAACATTAGAACTTGGGTTTAGTGGGTGGCTTCGGCCTAGTCCTAGGCTTACTACCTCCGCAAGATGAACATCCTTTCATGATAGTGTAGTTATATAAGAGTTAGTGAGGTCAACTGAAGTACCTGAGCCGAGCAGAACTTTCGCAGGTATGGGATAGTCGAACCTGCGCTTTTGGAGCGTTCTCCAATTAGCCAGCACTGGCCGATAACCTTTGTAATACTTGCTTTTGAATTCCACATCTTGCTCAAAGTAATAAGAGTAGTGATGATACTTTTGCGGTAGAACCTTGTAGCCATCCTGACCTTCCATGATTGGTGGTTCGTGAGTTTTGAACTTCTGTCCATGCCACCACCATAATCGTGTACTAATGCCATCGCCCCAAGCTCCTTTCCCCACCAACTGTCTGCCATCGCTATCCTTGCAAAGATAATGATAAAATTGAAAGCCTCCAGCAGTATTTGAGCCACTACCAAGCATAGTTTCAGCCTCGGTCAAGTCCGATTCAGTCCAATGCTCATCGGCATCTACCTGCCAAAGCCATCCATCAGGATTGCCTTGAAGCAACTCGATTCCTTTGTTGACCTGCGCATCCTTGCTAGGCCATCCTGTTAGGGATGTGGCGAATAATACTTTTGTCGGATATTGACTTGCCAAATCTTGACAAGTCTGAATAGTACCATCTGTTGACTGAGCAGGCGGCCTGATGCTAGTACACCAAGCCGTTGATCCACCGTTCCTACTAAAGCCCTCCACAATCACCCATTTGTCAAACATCGAAACCATTTGCTCGGCAAAGTCCTTATGCAGCAGATGGTGCTTGGCGTTGTAAAGTATGGTTAGGGCGTACCTCATTTAATGTAATAAATTCGACTGCCAAAGCCCTCATCTGTTGACCAAATTAGGTCACAATCTACGGTCTTAAGGCTTTCACATGTTTGGTAATGCTTAACATGGTTGGTATCATCCAAGGCCAAATAAAAGCCTGGTTCAACCCTCTCCATCAAATATTTAAACTCAATCAAACCCATGTGACCAGCAGAGTCTAGTATGACTAAATCAGGAGAAAAGTCAAGTCGAGCCAAGGCAAAATGAAGCATCTCATCTGGCACCTTGAAGCTTACTTCTTGTCGATAGAGAATCTCCCTGTTATGATCAAGGTGGTCAATAACAATATTATCAGGAACATCGAAACTAATATTAGTGGGAATA